GGGAGAGCAAAGCAAACGATATTAATTTGTCAATGCCCGAAAGTGTTGAGTTTTACGAATACAAAGTAGAAGAAACAAAAATTAAGCATGAATTTTACAAAGCTAATCCTGATAAAAGAGAACATTCATTCTCGCTTACCTACGCTAAAAAAGCCGTAAACGAAGCCGAAAAGAATTTAGAAACCGCCCATAAATTATGGTCTTAATAAATAACAACATGACCCGAATAGAAATGCACCTAACCGACGACGAGACAAAGGCTATTGAAACAATCGCAAAAGAGCAAGGTCGTTCAAGAAAAAAACAATGCGAAGTAGTAATTCGTGATTTTATAATCACCGCTAACAATGCGGGTAAATAACCAACCACACCATGAAAGACTTCACTAAAAAAGGCACAAAATTACCAGTTATTCCGAAACAATCACAAGAGCCGAAGCGGAGAAACAGTTAGGAAAAGTAATAACGGATTAAGTAACAAATTTAAATGATTATATACTTGTTTAACCTAATGAAATCGGCATTTTGAAAATTATTTTAGTAAATAAATGAAATATTCTATAAAAACGCTTGTTTATTAAAAAATAAGTTATATATTTGCTAAAGAAATAACAACGAAGTTATTTTGTAAATCTAAAAATTATGACACGTTTACAAACTTTAGAAAACAGATTAGAAAAATTAACAGAAGTGAAAGATATTTATTTAAAAGGAATAAAAAACGGCGGAATTATTAAAGCTAATCCTAAATCAGGGAAATACACAAAAGTAGTTATGAGTTTGAAAAAAGAAATTAGAAACATTCAAGACTAAAAATCATGTATAAAGTAACAACAACAATGACAAGCGAAGTATCAACTTTTGAAACAATGGAAGAAGTTAACGCACACATAGCAACCGAAATCAAATGGTTCAATTCTGATAACGAAAATAAAAACGGTAACGGTTACGATGAAAGCGATTTTGTAGTTGAAGATATATTTTTCGTGATAGCCGATAAAACTGAAAATTCAGGTAAACCATATATCGCAGAAGATTTAAGCAATACAGGCGATATGGATTCGGCTTGGCAGTTTGCAACAGAAGCGGAGGCACAAGCGGTTATCGATGCTTCTAATTGGGAATGGGCTTACATAACTTCTAACTAATGGCTTTTATAATTTTAGACAAAGAATCGAACGAATTGAATGTGTTCGGTTCTTTGCCTATCCTTTGCCAAAGCATTGGATATGACGAAAAACAAGAGAAATCATTAAGTTACGTGTTTTCTACAAAAAAACAAAAAGAATTTCAAGACGAAAAATACAGAATTGTGAAAGCTGAATTTCAGCGTGGTGGAAAAAGTAACAAAAAACCAATATAAAAATGAAAAAATTTAAACACGAATTAGGAATTGAAGCTAAAGACTTGGTAACAGGATTTGAAGGAATCATCGCTCAACGAGTAGAACACCTTACAGGTTGGAATGCTTACGGATTAACACCAAAAATTATCGACGGCAAAACTCACGATACTAATTGGTTTGATGAGAACCGAATTGTAAAAATTGGCGATGGGGTTAAAACCGATAATCATAATGACGGTGCTGGAGAAAATCCACCGCAAAACCATAAGCAATACAGCTAACAACCCGCAACCCCTAGCATTTATTTGTTGGGGGTTTGGAATTTTTATATATCTTTAACCTTTAAAAACAAAACACAATGAAAACACTTTTATTATTCTTATCAATTTTATTCTTATCTTGCACGCCAGATAGCGATAATGAAGAGCAAACGTCGCCAGATTGCAGATGTGCTACTATTTTGGAAGCCGAAAGGTTTGTAATTCAAAACCAAGTTATTTCGGTTTTAATAATCGAAAATGACTGTACAGGTGTTCAAAGACAGATTGAAAGAAACGGTATCTTTGAAGTCGGCGGAAAAATATGTGATTAAAACATGATAGAACAACTTTCGTTAAACGATAGTCTTTGGAGAAAAACAGCCTTTACCATTTGTAAAGACAAAGACACCGCCGACGAGATAGTTCAAGAAATGTATTTACGGTTTGAAAAAATAAAATCAACCGAGCCGAAATACATATTTTCAATTTTAAGAAACATTTTTTATGATACTTTAAAATCAAAAGAAGTATTGGAAAATGATTTTAGCCAATACGAAACAACTGATGATGAATATCAAGAACCGACAATCGATACCTTTCGAACAAAGGAAGAGTTCAAAGAATTATTACAACCATTAACATGGTATGAAAGAACAACGTTCGAATTATCAAACCAACACGGTCAAAGAAAACTATCGAGAATGACGGGTATAAGATTACAGACAATTCACGAAATAAACAAAAAAGTAAAAAAACAAATAGCATGGCAAATAAAAGAAAACCAATCTTTGTAGTTACATTTCCAACGCCGACACCGATGGCGGTTGTCGCAGAAATTCAAAAGAACCTTGAGAAGTATTTATCGAAAGACTATTATATTCTTACAGGTGTTGACGGTGACTGCATGAGATATAATCTACTTGGAGAATCAACAATAAAAGAGTTTGAAATGTTGCAAGAAAAAGCAACTGTTGAACTTTTGAAATACATAAACGAAAATGGCAAGCAACAAGAAAATTAAATTCGGAACCGCAATAAAAAAAGTTACACAAGCAATCGGAATCGAGCCGTGCGAAGACTGCGAGCAAAGAGAATTTCAAATCAATCGATTGAATCATAAAAAACCGATTATTAAAGTTGACGAAAAAGATAAGGAGGATTGGAATAGTTCGGAAGTGAATGAGAATGTTTCGGAGTTATATTTAAAATACTTCGGACTAGATAACACCGCTTCGACTAACGAGAAGATTAAAGCAAAAATGATTGAGGATTTAAATAAATTGTTTGAGTGATGAAACCACGAGCTATTGGATATGCAGGGTGTAAAAACTCAATTGAAAAAGTAAGTAGTGAGATTGATTTAATGATTAAACAAGTGCCAGAAAAATTATTAAAAAAGCCATTTATATTGATTTCAAAAACGAATTACAGCAAACTTTGTATCGAGTTAAAAAGAAATGTAAGAACCTATAAAGGTTTTAAAGTTAGAAGTATGTAAAATGGCAAAAGAAAAGTACATAGAAACGCCTGAAAAGATGTGGGAGCTTTTTGAACAATATAAACAAGAAGTCAAAAGCAAACCGACTATTGTAAAAGATTGGGTGGGTAAAGATGCAGAACCTGTTTATAGAGAAAAAGAACGCCCTTTAACAATGGTGGGTTTTGAATGTTTCGTAATGAATAACACCAAAATAACCTACCCAGATTTAACAGATTATTTCGAAAACAAAGATGAAAGGTATTCTAATTATATCCCTATCTCATCGCGTATTAGAGCAGAAATCACAAATGACCAAATCAACGGCGGTATGACAATGATATATTCTCAAAACCTTACGGCGCGTTTGAATAACCTTTCAGACAATACAAAAAACACAATCGTAACCGAACAACCATTATTTCCAGACTGATGTTTATTCGAACAACAGCAATAAATAAAATAAAAGCTTTGACTAAATTTGTCAAAGGAATACAAGGAGGCACTTCAGCGGGAAAAACGTTTGGAGTGCTTCCTATTTTAATTGATATTGCAGCCAAAAATAAATTAACCGAAATTAGCGTAGTCGCAGAATCAATCCCGCACCTAAAGCGTGGAGCAATGAAAGACTTTAAAAAGATAATGAAAGAAACGGGGCGTTGGTTTGATAGCCGTTGGAACGCCACAGATTTTAAATACACTTTTGCCAACGGTTCGGAAATAGAATTTTTTAGCGCAGATAACGATGCGAAGTTAAGAGGTGCGCGTCGAGATTATCTTTATATGAACGAGGCTAACAATATGGTCTTTCACGCATATACCGAGCTAGCATCAAGAACCAAGTTAGGCGTTTATTTAGACTGGAATCCAACGAATGAATTTTGGTTTCATACCGAACTGCAAAACGATGATGATGTTGATTTTATCATTGTAAACTATTTAGATAACGAGGCGTGTCCAGAATCAGCTTTGAATTTTATTAATAAAGCAAAAGAAAAAGCAAAAACCTCTAGCTATTGGGATAACTGGTATCGAGTTTACGGACTAGGCGAACTAGGAATGCTAGAGGGCGTTATATTCGAAAATTACGATATTATTGATATAATACCGTCCGAAGCAAAATTAATCGGTTACGGTTTAGATTTTGGGTATTCAAACGACCCCACCGCTTTAGTAGCTGTTTATGATTATGATGGTAAAATTATATGTGATGAGTGTATTTATTCAACATCATTATTGAACTCGGATATTATTAATTTAATGAACCAAGATAAGCGACTACCTATTTGGGCGGATAGCGCCGAACCGAAATCTATTGAAGAAATACGGCGCGCTGGATTCAATATTAAACCCGTTGTTAAAGGTGCGGATTCAATTACATTTGGAATATCGGTGCTTCAAGAAAAAGAAATGTTAATTACAAAGTCAAGTATTAACTTAATTAAAGAATTACGTGCGTATAGTTGGGATTCAGATAAGACAGGTAAGAAATTAAACAAACCTATCGATAGTATGAATCACGCTATGGATGCATTACGATATTTCGCAATGATGGCTTTGGCAATTAAGAAACCACGAAAAATAGTATTAGGGTAAAAAAATAACAAAACAACATTTTTTAGTTAATATAGTATGAAACTCACAATCCCAACAGATTTAAAAGAAATAACCTTATCGCAATACAGACGATACCAAAAGGTAGTTGAAGATAATCCAAATGATGATGTCTTTGTTTGTATTCAAATGATTGCTATTTTCTGTAAAATTGAAGTAGCGGATGTAATGAAAATACCAGCGGTTGACTTTGCGGAAATAGTTTCTACAATATCACAAACACTCGACCAAAGACCATCGCTAACAACAACGTTTAAAATGGACGGTGTCGAGTACGGGTTTATTCCGAACCTTGAGGAAATAACAATAGGCGAACACACTGTTATAGATACAACGATTAACAACGAAAAGCAAATAGAATTAATGTTGTCGGTTATGTATCGTAAAATCACAAAGAAAGCTAGTGTGTTTTATGAAATCGAAGCCTATAACCCAGATATTGATTTAAGCGAAAAGTTTAAAAATGTTCCGATGCATATAGTTAAAGGCGCACAGGTTTTTTTTTGGAGTTTATTCAACGAATTATTGCAGAATACCCTATTGTCTATTCCGAAGATAGCGAAAGCGGAGGGTTTGGATTTGGAAGCGGTTTTTCAGAGCGTTGGGGGTGGTATCACTCTTTTATCAGAATCGCACGAGAGCATAAAATCAGAGTTAAAGATGTGGGAGGAGAAAATCTTCACGAATCACTCACGCTATTATCTTACTTAATCGATGAAGAGAAAGAGCAAGCACGACAATTAAAAAAAATAACTAAATGAACCAGTATTATAAATGTTTGAATTTTATTCGTGAGAGTTTACGAAATGCGCCTTTAGTAAATACTATTACGCAAGGCACAGATATTGTCGATAATCAAAAGAAAAACATATTCCCATTAGCTCACATTAATATTTTAAGAAGTTCAATTGGTCAAGATGTAACAATGACTTTTGAGGTGGCTGTTTTAGATATTCGCAATGTTTCAAAGATTAAAAGCAATGATAAGTTTATTGGAAATGATAATGAGATTGACAATTTGAATACTTGCCACGCTATTATAAACTACATGGTTACGAAAATGCAAATGAAGCGCAATGATGATGATATTGAAATAGATAATATTTCAGATGTAACACCAATTTTAATGGAGTTCTCAAATATGCTAGACGGATGGAAAATTGAAATTACATTATCTATTCCGAATAATGAAATGACTGTTTGTTGTGAAGACTGATGAAG